TGGAAACATTGCCGCTGAACGTGCTCGTCGTTGCACTTATTTGCGATCCGATAGCATAGATTCCAGAGCTGCCGTTATTGAGAAATTGCGAATTGCCGATTCTCGCTGCGGAGCCCTCAAGAGCATATACACCAGCCCCAATATTTCCCTTGCAGTAAAGACCGCCGGGCAATCCTTGTCGAAGTGATGTCCCGACTTGAAGTATGAAGCCTTGCTGCCCATTCGAACAGGATATGGTTTGGTTTGCCGCCAGGGCCAGACAGCCCTGAAATTCGAACCCACTGGCATTCTGTCCCGATGAAGATACAAAATTGCCGCTTGTCCAAGCATATGCATTATTCAAGACAAACCCATCGGCACCACCACCATGGAACGAACAATTCGCTACGTTCGTATAGCAATTGTTAAATGAGCATAGCCCGTCATTTTGGGTGGGTGGCGTTCCATCCCCGGTTATCAAGAGGTACTGCATTCCAGGAGTCCCAGCCGCCGCACCGGTCTTGCCGCCCAACGAGCCATTCACCTGAATCGAGGCTCCGCCGACGAAGTGCAGCTCTGTTCCGAATCGACCGCGCAACATGGACACCTGCGCCAGGGCGTCTGCCGGCCTGTTATTCGTATACTGGAAGTCTGCGCCCGTGGGAGCCGCGCCGATCAGGTTGGCTCCTGTTATGAACACCCGGTCGATGTTTGGATGGTAGATAAAGAGCGTCTGCGTATAGATCCATTGCGCCGCAAGACCTGATGTCGAGCCAGAAATCCTGAACGTCACGCTGCCGTTGTTCGTGATCCTGTACCTCGATAGCCAGTAGAAGGCAGCGATGAGATCAGTGAAGTCGGCGCCAGGACCATGCACAATCTTGGTTATGTCGGAATCGATGATGTATTCCCAGCTGCGGATGAATCCTTCGATCGCCTTGCGCAGTTGGGTCAGATCGGAGTTCGAGGCTTGCGCACACGGCGTCGCGGAGAAATCGATGTAGCCCCGTGCGTTGGCGCGGGTAATGACCTCGACGACCTCGCGTTGATCAAATTCGATGCTTGCTGCAGGCACAATCGACCCTTCGATGCCTGCGTTTGGTATGCCGTCCACGTAGGGTGCATTCGGATTGGACGGTTGATCTAAGGGCTGATTGTAGAGCATCGTCTGTCCTCAGTTTACCAGTTCGTCCCAGATTGTGGTGGCGACGAATGACCATGGGCCGCCGGCAGGTACCGTCGCTTGAACGACGAATCCCTCGTTCTGATTCAATGTCAGCTGGAAATCGCTTGCGCTCTTATCATAAAGGACCATGGGCTGAGCCGTGAATATTGTGTTCCCAGTAGTAGGCGCTTGGAAAGGAATGCCGGCGATCGGCTGTGCATCCAGCGTTCTGGTGCCGGGAGTTATCGTGGCAGTATTGGCGAACACGATATTAGCCAAAGATGCATTCATCTTCGTATTGAGCTTGCCGTTATTGCCGGTAAGATTGGCGATGTTGCCACCGGTATCCGTGCCCGTAAAATTGCGAGCGATTGTCATATAGATCGCTCCGACGCCAGCGGCGAATCCGGTAGCACCGGTCCAGATGCCAATTGTAAATCGCCGTAGCATTGCAGAGATGTATGGCGGCGTTGTAGTTCCATGCCATTGAAACGAGTATATGGGCGCGGAGTTTAGCCCTGTGCTGCCGACCGTACCGATGCTCCCGCTCGACGCGAGATGCTGGTAGCTGCCGCCGATCCCATAGTCTGGCGCCTGAAGCGAAGCGAACACCATGGATCGCTGCAACTGGCCATCGCCGCCTGGCGAGATGTCCTTCATCCGCAAATAGAAGGTATTCCCGAGGCCGTCTTTGATGATGCGGTTGTCAGCCATCACATGATCCCTAAGCCGAGATATTGAGTATTGAACATCTGGGAATAGTCGAGCGCCCACCACGGCGAGTAGTCATAGATAATCTTGGTATGGGCCGGCTTCCACTTGTCAAACACACACTCGATGTCGGAAGCGATGCCTATTGCCAGCAGCCTATCAATACCCGTCTGGCTGGAATTACAGTGGAAGTAGCGGAAGCTTCTCGCATTGAGATGAATTGTCCAGTAGAATCTGATCTCTCGCGGCCCGAGATACCAGCGATAGTGAGTCGGATCGCCTGGGTTGTAGACCCCGCTGTAGTCGCCACAGCGCGAGATGCCGCACATATACGGCGCTCGCTCGAAGATCGTAACATCAACACCCAGGCTATGCGCTAGCCAGTAGAAAAAGGCGCGCGATTGAGCACCCAGCAGCGTCATCTTGGCGACAAGCAATGCTCGCCGCTCGAACAGTGCCGTTGGGTATCCCTTTAGACAAGGATCCGGCAGTCCCCAGGCGCGTTCCCAGTCAGTTATAAGCTCGACTGTCGCGCGCGGATCTGATTCCTGCTCAAGCAGGTCTGCGGCGCGGCCATCGACAAATCCCCAGTAATCAGCAAGACCGCGGCTGACTTTGAAAAGCACACTGTCGTGGCTAGCGCAGTCGATGCCGCGCGGCCATGCTGGCCCGGAAGGCAGCAACGACAAGAACGACACGGCATAGTCGCCGCCAGTGCGCCGGACGTGACGGTCGCCCGTGTAGACCATCTGCCGGGGCGGCAAAGGCGGCTTGGGCGTCTTCCCAGTATAGAATACGTTATCGGCAAACGTGCCGGACTGAAATGGTGGGATGGCAGGCTCCACAACCTCATCAACTTGAAATGCATTGTCCTGAAATGCGCTTTCTTGAAATGCAGTGGACATGCACTCATTATCCGTACCTGATATCGCCAAGCACAGGCATGTCGCCAAGCGTTGGCATCACCTCGTCCTCGGATACGAGATCATAAGCATCTACTCCAGGCGCAGCCATGATGCCAGCATCGCTCCAGGAGCGATACCATGTCTGCCCCGGACTGCTGCGCTGCATGAATTCATCCAGCAAGCTTGACGTGATGGCGGATCGGGTTGACGCGTTGTCGATGTCCAGCCATTTGATCCGAAGATTGATGGGGTGCGGAATAGGCGGCACAACGAAGAAATCCTTCACGGCAACCGGACGCACCGTATCGAGATAGGCGCGCACGGCTTCCACATCTTGAGGCAGCGGAAAGCCGCCATTCTCAGCACGAAGGCCATCCATCATGAATCTAACCGTGACCGTCCCTATTCCCATTTCCAGCGGCGCGCACCATGCCCTGGTGACTCCTGGCACCGCAAGGGTCCATTGCACATAATCTTTCTGGTCGCCACCCATCGGCGGCTCGCGAATGCGCAGCAGCACTCGCGCGCGCAGCTCATCGTCAGTCTCGTCATCCGCTCCCCCTGTGAGCACGACAACAGCGGCCGTCTCATCAAGCCCAGCCACGACGGGCGAGACAGTCAGGAATTCACCCGCATCGACATTGGTGATTGCGCCGTAGCCAAGCGCGCGAACAGGAACAGGCGCTGGGAGATCTGACAACGTGACTGAATCAATAGTCTCGTATGTGATGCTATTGGACCCTGTCAGGATCAAGCCCTCGGAGACTACGGTGCCGGCTGTTCCGGTCAGATTGACAACGCCCACAGCGCTCGTCGCCAGCTTGCGCCCAGTAGACCCGTCCGCATTGACCAGCCATATGTCGCCATGCCGGTCAAGCCATTCCTGCTCAGCAGTGTCTGGGAGCAGCTGAAGAGCTAACCAATCAACGTACTGCAATGTCAAATGACACAATGCACCTTGTGCATCAGACATAACGCGAAGCACACTATTAGGAACAGAAGCATCCGCTCCCGGCAAGTTGCCTCGGATCGAATCCCGAACCAGCGACCTGACCTGCTTAAGTGTGGGCGTGTTCCACGGCACTAATAAACCCTCCTTGGCAACTCATCCCATAGCACCTGATAACGCAAATCAATTTCTAAGTTTGGACCTCGAAATATTTGAACACTAGCTTCTATAGTGCTAATTCCCGTACGCGCTGCTTTTACTCGCAAGGTCGATCCTATGCGACGATCTATAAATGGTTGAATTGCTTCAGTTATATAATTTTCAACTCTGATGACTGTCGCGCCTTGCTGCGCTGTCGAATCAACGATCTTGTCTCTCCGCAGCAGCCAAAGCTTGCATCCAATTGGCCAGCCGTCCCAGAGCTCCTCGGCATCGAGGTCGCCCCACCAGCCGCGACGATCCGTGGAGTCGGGGTCTGGCAGAATGTCAGAGGGATCTGCCAATGCATCCGTTCCAAGCGCCAGGATAACTGCTGTCGCAAGCGCCTGGGTGTCGTCGAGCGTCCCATCAGGCAGCAATACCCAATCGATGCCAACGCTGGTGCTCTTGGGAAATGTGGTATTCTGCAGCAGCCTTATATCTGGCAAAGCCGGTTTCCTTTCGCGCAGCTAGAATTCTTCTGTCGCCGGGAAGCTTTGCTCGCATTTGGCGCATATCCGCATCATTCTGGCCAACCTGCTCCAGCACCATAAGCCTCGGCTTCCTCCACCGATGCAAGCGAGGCAATTTCAGCCAGCTTGACCAGCTTTGCCGTGTGGAGGCGCTGGTGCCGCTCGACAAGCGCTGCGAGGAGCGCTCCGGCATCCGCTCGAACCGTCATCGGCGCGGTCTGCATGCTAGCCAGAACCGCGATGACGTGCCCGTCACTGGCATCCCATCCGTTGATAGGCGCCTGTCGCCTTTGGTTGTAGGCACGCTCGACCTGCCAGCGCTTTGCCTCTTGCCATTCCAGCAGCGAGCCGCCAACCTTCCCATAGACGTTGCTGCACGGGCCGCTCTCAGTCAGCACTTTCGCAGATGCTGATGGGGCTCCGAGATAGACCTTGCTGCTCTTGACATCCAAGTAGCTGGAGCCATCGTTCATCAAGGACACTGTCGTGCCGCTCGCGCGGGTAGCATCCTTGGTAACGTCCATGAACATCTTGCTTTCTTGGTTCTTCTTGTAGACCGATTGCTGTCCTTTCTGCTGCTGGCCACTGCTCCCACCACTGCTGCCACTGCTGCCACTGCTGCCGCTGCTATCTGTCGCTTGCACACTCTTGCCGCCAGACTGCCCACTTTGACCTTGTTGCTGAGAGCTCGACCCCTTGGGCACTAAAGCCATACGGACGGTCTTGTCGTCTCCCGCGCTCCAGAATCCCCCGTTCTGCGAAAGGTGAAATTGCTGTGAATCGTCCTTTTGACGAAACATGCTCACGTCGCCTTTATCTAGGCCCTTGAGCCGATGGCGACGGTCGTCCATTATTCCCATTACCCCAAACGAGCGATTGCCGCCCATGAAGGACATGAACCCTTCGGCGCAGTCCTTGATCAGGCCCGCCGCAGTCTTCTCGGCATCGGCGACGACCGATGTGAACCCGTAATTCTGTGGCGACTCCATATGCGGAAATGATTCGCTATGCATGCCTCCAGGATTCTTGGATTCCTGCATATGCTTCAGGTCGTCGATTGTGTCGATCATGGCTCGCGCCCCGCCAGCCGTGTAGGCACGAAGCACTGTGGACAGTGGGGAATGCCGATGGACCATTATTCTTGAATTCCTGATGGTTGCAGTAAGTTCGGCTGGAGGGAGCTGGTGCTATCCGCTGGTTGCTGATCTTGCGTTGGCTTGGTGGTCGCTGCCTTGCTCGGGTCAGGTTGAACCGAGCTCATTCGCACGCCATGGTCATTCAGCAGCCACGGCGCAACAAGCACCAAGGTCGTGCGGCTGCCGGACTCACGGTCCTGCGTGCAAGTGGCCGACTTGATTGCCAGTGATTCATTCACCAGAGTCGTCATCGGCGAATTGAAGATCACCTTCTGTCCAACTGCTTGCAGCCAAAGCACGCCATGGCTGGTGAACCATCCATATACCACGACAGTCACCTCGATGAACGTCCCGTCTCCCCACTCGCGCTCCGCCTCAACTGCCAGCTCAACTTCCGGCTGAGTCCACACCGGATGCGGAAGAACGACGAGCAGCGGGCTGTATGTCCTTAGGACAGTTGAATCTCTTTCTGCTTTTTGCATCGCGGCATCAGCCGGAGTCCCGTCATCTGAGCGCATCGTCTGCGCCTTGACGACGTAAGGCTGATATAAATCAGCTATCTTGATGACACACTGGCAGCTAATGATGTTCTTCCCCTCAGTCAGCGTGTCTACTATTCCTCCGCTATGGTCACCAATAAATAAGAGATTCCCTAGATGATCAGATCCAAGCACGACCTTGCGCTGCACGGCGAGGTCCTTGAGAAACTGGAACACTGACTGCCCTGGATTGTTGTGAGCGGGCGGCTTGAACTCTGTATTATCAACATCTCCAATGAATACTGGAGTTTTTCCAAACTCGGCAAGCACCGCAGTCGCAACATCTCTGAACCCGCCAGGATAGTTCTGGTCTTTCGACTGGATGCCTACAGCACCACGCCAGGTGAACCATTGTATCCCAACACCCTGGATAGATACGGCGTGGCTGTGAGCATCGTAGGCTGTCTGCCTGGTTTCCACAACCGCCTGCATGGCGGGATGGCCACCAAGAACTACTGTGATCAAGTCCCCTGGCCGTATCTGCAATGATCGCCACAAGCCAGGAATGGGGTCGCGCTCGGTTGTGACGAGCCGAACCTGGGGAATAGTATCGTCCCATACCACGTGAACGAAGACAGATTCCCAATCTGTAAAATGATACGCGCCGACATATACTTCGGCTATTTCACTAGCTGGCGACCCTAAGGATGGCGGCTGTGACAGCCCCTTCGGTCGGATAACTGAAGTTGCAGGAGTAGGCGGTGTCGGCATTAGTTAGACAAAGCCTTACCAGTGCGAGGAGAAAAGGCAGGATGGACAATTTTATTCTCATTTTTTACTTCATCACAGCGCGATGCATCAGTATACAATCTATACGATAAAACGAGTGAAGGTAGGTTTTGATAAAAT